TTGGACTCAGCGATGAACAGGCCTGCGTTATCTCGGGCAGCGAGTCAGACCAGATGCCAATGCCCCACGGTGGCTACAAGGTGGTGGTCTCCGATTCGCAGATTCACGGCAAAGGACTCTTTGCCACGGCAGACATCTCTTCTGGCGAGCTGATTGCGCCAGCGAAAGTTTCGGGAAAGAGCACACCTGCCGGTAGTAAGACAAACCACGCCGCTGCACCGAACGCGGCGATGGTTGTTCGGCCCAACGGCGACATCGACTTGGTTGCACTGAGAGTAATTTCAGGCTCCAAGGGTGGAATGCCGGGTGAGGAAATAACGATTGACTATCGGCAGGCGCTTGGCCTGTCGGGAATAGGAGTCTGAAATGTCAGTAGTAGCAGTAGCCATTGGCGGCACAGCGTTGGTTGCCAGCAGCCTGATTGGGGCAGATGCCGCAGGCGACGCAGCTTCCGCGCAAGCGCAGGGTCTGGCGGCAAACGCCGCAGCCACCGCAGAGGTTGCGAAGATTCAGGCTGAATCTGCGCGGGAGTATCTGGATTTCCAGAAGCAGCAGTACGCCGAGCTTAGGCCTCTGGCTGAAAATATATCTCTTGCTCAGTTGGATGTGATGGATCAGCAGATGGACATCGCGGACGCCAATGAGGCCCGCGCATCCGAGTATGCAGACTACGAGCGCACCACGTTCCGACCGCTCGAGCAGGGCTTGGTCAAAGACGCAAACGAGTACGACACCGAGGCAAAGCGTGAAGAGCTGGCCCGTCGCGGCATGGCTGACGTTGCTGACGCCTACGAGAACCAGCGTCGTCAGGCACTGGACACTCTGGCCCGGTACGGCGTGAATCCCAACTCCAACAGATTCGCCGCGATCAACGCGCAACTGTCGCAGTCCCAGGCAGCAGATACCGCTGGCGTGGCCAACAACGCTCGCACGAACGCCGAGCAGCTCGGCTACGCCCGCAAGCTGGACGCCGCATCGCTGGGTCGCGGCCTCGCATCGAACGCATCGACCGCCTACGGCATTGCGACATCGGCAGGCAACTCCGCCGTCAACTCGGGCAATTCGTCGCTCTCCACGGCTCAGGCTCCCGGCACGGCATTGGGTGGAGCCTACGGCTCGTTCAGCACGCAGATGGGCAACGCAGGTTCTTCGTACACCAACTCCGGCAACTTGTACGGCCAAGGCTATCGAATCGCGGCACAGCAAGAGGCGAACGCCAACTCGGCTCTGAGCGGGCTTGTCGGCATGGGCCTCAAGGCTGGTCTTGGCTACGCCACTGGCGGCGGCGCTGGCGCTCTGTCTGCGCTGACTGGTGTGAAGTTCGCCGATGGCGGCAAGGTGCATGTCGGCAAGGGCGGGGTGAGCGGCCCCGGTGGTCCGGTGGACGACAAGATTCCGGCCATGTTGTCGGACGGTGAGTACGTCCTACCTACTGACACCGTGAAGGCAATCGGCAAAAAGAAACTCGACAGACTGGTGGCTCAAACCCACACACCCGCAGCGGTGCAGCGTCGTCGTTCGGCATTGAAAGGGGCTTGAGATGGGCGCTATCGCAGGAATCGTATCTGGCTTGGACCAGGGCTTCAAAGAGTACGGTGAGGGCGTCCGTCGCCAGAAGGCTATGGACCGCGAAGATAAGCGGTTCAAGTTCGAGGAAGACGAACAGGCCGAGCGCCAGCGTGTGCGCGATGCAAACAAGGCTTACTCGCAGCAGATCAAGGAGCTGAACGAGGCTCGCGCCAACGGCCAGCTCCCCGGCTCCGACGACAACGTCATCGAGCAGCCCCCCGCTCCTGCGCCCACAGCCATCGCGGCTCCCGGCGCTGCACCAGCTCCCGCCGCTGCGGAGCCTCCTCGCACCCAGAACATTTTTAAGTCTGGCGGCGAAGGCCTGTACAAGGACCAGAAGCTGGCCGATGACGCCTACTACAAACGCCTGTACGACGTGACCGCGAACTACCTGTCGGCCACCGGCCAATCGGACAAGGTGCTCGGCTTGCAGAAGCAGATCACCGAAATGAAGGAACAGGGTTACGAGCCGCTCCGCAAGGCTGCTGCCGCCGCTGTTGCGATGGGTCATCCCAACGCCATGCAGCTCGTGGCCAAGGCCTCGAAGTTGAGTGGCACACCAACCGACATCGACCCCGCCAGCGGTACGTTCGACAAGGACACTCAAACCTGGAAGGGCGTAAGAATCACGGGCGCTGACGGAAAAGTGCAGACGCATGACATCCCCGCCCAGAATCTGTTGGCTGGCATTGGTCAGCTCGATGCGGGCAAGGTGCTCGAGTTCAACTACGGTCGCGCTGATGCAGCGGTCAAGCAGAAGCTGGATCAGCAGCGAACTGACAACGACACCCGTCGAGTCGGAATCGCCGCAGCTACCGCAGCCGACAATGCGAAGACCAACGCCACCACCCGCGACTACAACAATGAAGTCCGCCGCCGCGCCGCAGACCGCGCCGACGACGAGTCCGCCGCCAAGTTCTTCGGCAGCACCTTTGGCTTGAAGGAGTTGGAGGTCAAGACCAAGGATGAAGTCGAGGCTCTGATGCCTGACCAGCGCAAGGCCTACGAACAGACTCGGCAGGAGCAATCCAAGCGCCGGGAACTGGCTGGCTACGCACAGAACATCTACACGCTCAACGAGCGCAAGGTGGCCGCTCCTGTCATTGCCCAAGCCATCCCCGCGCTCCAGCGCCGGATCGCCGATGGCAAGGGTGCTGATGGCATTGATCCAGCTTCGGGTCTGCCGTTCGTCAACATCAACGGTAAGAAGATTTTGCTCCCGAAGGATTAAGACATGAGTGAACTGCGCCTGGGTCGCCCCGCCCCTTTGTTGAGTACAGAGGACGACGAAACTGACGGCATGTACTTGGACAGCAGGACGGCCCTGCGCGAAGACGTGCTCAATGTGCGAGAGCCGAAGCCGCCCAAGATGGTGGCCCGGTTGGAAGAGCCTGTGCCTGAGCGAAGCGCAGTCATTCCGTTCTCATTCCCTGGCGCACTGTCTGCAAGCCCTGCACCCGCAGCGCCTGCCGCGCGGCCCAAACAACAGACAGAACAGTCTGGCGTGATTCCTTTTGCGTTCCCAGGCTCGCTGAGTGAGCCTGCTGCACAGCCCGAGACCCAGAAGCCCGAAGAGTCTGGCGACACAAGTCGCGGCTTCAGCGCTGCAATCAACCAGACCCCTGCCTTGCTGAAGGGTGCAGTCGGCTTTGCTGGCGCTGCTGGAGAGAAGGCCTTGGGCGAGGGCGGCATCATGACCGCTCTGAAGAAGTACGGCCTCGAGGGCTACCAGAAGGGCATGGCCGAGATCGGCGAGAAGTCCAAGGACACCGACTCGGCTTCTGCTGCATGGGCCAAGGCCAAAGATGGCGACATCGGCGCTCTGGCCGACTGGGTTCAGTACGGCGTGGGCTATCTGGGTGGCAACGTGGTCGAATCTCTCGGCACCGCTCTGTTGGGTGGCTTCGCTGGCACGCTGGCGGCTCCGGGCGCAGGCACTGTCGCTGGCGCTGCCGGTGGCGTGGTCGGCAAGGAAGCCGTCAAGGGCGTGGCCCGCAACCTGATCGAGGGCATGGTGGCCAAGGAGGCTGCACGTCTGGCCGAGAAGGCTGGCGGCAAAGTCGCAGCCGAGGAGCTGTCCAAGCAAGCCACGAAGAACGTGGCCAAGAACATCGGCAGCACGGTCGCACTGGCTGGCAGCGGCGTGACCAAGTCCACGGGCGGCATCTTCGGCGAGGCCGTGGATGAGGCTGGAACAGACAACCTGAGCGGCGGCGATCTGGCCCGCATCTTTGGCGCTGGCGTGGTTGCCGGTCTATCTGAGGCCGTGGTGGACAAGCTCGGCATCGACGTGGCCCTGGGCAAGATCAAGGTTCCGGGCGGTGGCACTGTTGGCCGCAGCATGATCGGCGCTGCCGGTGGTGTTGGCCTCGAGGGCGGCACCGAACTGTTCCAGACAGCCGTCGAACGAGCTGGCGCAGGCAAAGCCCTGACCGGCGAAGACGCCATGCGTGAGTACATCGACAGCTTCGCCCTCGGCGCACTGGGCGGCGGCACGATTGGTGGCCTGACCGGCGCACTGCGAAGCGGCAAGGGCAAGGACGTTGACCGCCTGAAGGCGATGCTCGACGACGCACGGGACGAGCTGACTTCCGACGATGGTCGTCAGGAGCTGTTCACCAAGATGATGGAAGACGAGCGCATCGCGCAAGTCCTTCAGTCCAACGGCATCGAGTCCGGGGACGATCCGCGCTTTGCTACAGTCGTCACCAAGGCACTGGGCACCCAGCGTCTGCTGATGGACCTGGAGGCACCGACCCCCGAAGAGCGCGAGGCCAAGACAAAGGCTCGCCGCGAAGACGTGCAGGCCGCATTCGGCGACACCGCATCGACCGGCACAGGCGTGGGCACTGGTGCAACCGAGCCGGTGATCCGACGCGACACCGTCACGCCCAACGCTGAGACCCAGACGCTCGAGGGCGAGGCCAAGCCAGCGATCCTGCCTGAAGGCGAGACAACCCCCGCAGGCACCGTCGCCATGTCCCCCGAGGATTTGGCCGCACGCCGCGAAGGCTATGAGGTCCAGACCGCATTCGCCACAGACAACGGCACGGTCGGCAACAGGTTCATGTCGGCAAAGCAGGCCGAGTCCTTTTTGTTCGGCCCTGTCAACAAGGAAACTGGTCAACGCAGCGGTGGTTACGCAAGCACCGTTGATGATATGGACTTCCGCATCCGTCAGGGCCAGCGCTCGAAGGAAGCAGGTGGCGGTACGTTCTTCTTTGTTGAAGGCCGCGCCAAGCCGACAGCCGCCGCACAGGTGGACGCAGCAGCCAACGAGACCAACACCGCCCCCACTGAAAAGCAGAAGGCCAGCGGCATCTACAAAAAGGGCCGCACCAAGGTTGCTGGTGTGAACATCGCCATCGAGAACCCAAAGGGTTCCGCTCGCACGGGCAAGTCTCCCGAGGGCGTGGCGTGGCGCACCGACATGGTCCACCACTACGGCTACGTCAGCCGCACCAAGGGCAAGGACGGCGATCAGGTCGATGTGTTCATCGGCCCGAACCCCGAGTCCAACAAGGTGTTCGTGGTTGACCAGATCAACCCTGATGGCTCCTTCGACGAGCACAAGGCCATGCTCGGCTTTGACTCCATCGAGGAGGCTCGAGCTGGTTACTTGGCCAACTACACCCCCGATTGGCAAGGCCTGGGCGAGATCAGCGAGATGCCCGTCGAGGCATTCAAGTCATGGGTGAAGGATGGCACCAAGCGCAAGCCTGTCGCCTACAAAGCTCCGGCCACCGCAGCTCCGGTAGTTGCGCCCGCTGCTACCGAAGCAGCTCCGGTGGTGTCACAGCCAAAAACGGAAGAGGCCAAACAGACTGGCCAACAGACCAAGAAGGCTGAACCCAAGGACGTGTCGAAGCCAGCGACACAACCTGCCGCAAAAGCCGAGCCAAAGAAGACTGTTGAACAGACTCTGAAGGACAAGGCTGCTGCCGAGAAGGCCGCGAAAGCCGAGGCCGACCGTGTTGCCGCTGAAGTCAAAGAGGCAAAGCGTCTGGCCGATCAGGCAGAGGCAAAGCGCAAGGCCGACGAAAAGGCCAAGGCGGCAGAAAAGAAGAAGCAGGCGGAAGCGGACAAGGCCATTGGCAAGAAGTCCGTCTCGCAAGCAGAAGCCATCGAAGTCTGGGAAGACAACGATGACGGCGAGGCCGCGCACATTTCCTGGAAGGCTCTGTCCAAAGAGGGCAAGGACCAGTGGAAGACTGCCGTCGAGGACGGCTACGCCACCATCGAGCTGCACGACAAGATCGTGAAGACCGAGGAGAACAACCAGCGGGCCAACCGTGCCAGTGCCAAGGCCAAAGCCAACCGCGATGCGGACGACATCGGCACCGTGTTCCGCCTGAAGGACAGCGGCGGCAAGGGCATCACCCTCGAAGCCCTGACCGACATGGTCCAGAAGTTCAAAGAGAACTGGGCCAACATGCCCGAGGTGCGCGTGGTCGCCACCGAACAGCAATTGCCCGCAAAGCTGTTGGGCGGCATCGTTCGCCTGGGCGCTCAAGGCAAGACCGCTGGCATGTACTACAAAGGCAAGGTCTACCTGATCGCTGAGAACATCAGTGGCGTGCGTGACGCTGTCATCACGATCAACCACGAGGCCGCTGGTCACTTTGGTCTGCGCTCGTTCCTTGGTGAGAAGCACGCCGAGACGATGCTCGACATCTACAACGGCAACCGATCTGTTCGCAAAGCCGCCGACGCCATGATGGTCAAGGAAGGCTTGCCGAAGGAGCTGGCGGTCGAAGAGGTGCTGGCTGACATGGCCGAAAACGGGCGCTACCCGCAGGCCGACGTGCAGTCCGCGCTCCAGAAAATCTACACCGCGATCCGCACATGGCTGCGCGAGAACTTCAACGTGAAGTTTGTGAGCGATGCCGAGCTGAAGCAGATCGTGGCCAACGCTCGTCGCTACGTCGAGGACGGCACTGTCGAACAGGGCAAGGGTGGCTTCGCTGCCGCCGACAAGTCCGTCGAGGCTGCGGTTTCGCGCCAACAGACGCTGACCTTTTACTCCGCAATGGAGCGGGCGTTCCGTGCCGCGAAGATGGAGAAGATGCCAGCCGATCAGTGGAAGTCTTGGCTGGGCAAGCTGGACAAGCAGGGCAACTACGTCTCCAACATCCCCGGTGTTCGCGCCGAGGAGGTGGAGTGGACTGGCGTCAACGAATGGCTCGACCTACAGGGCAAAGAGAAGCTGACCAAGCAACAGGTGCTGGACTGGGTTGCAGGCAACCGGGTCTACGTCAACGAGGTGCTCCTCACCGAGAACCCTGACGCAACCATGCTGCCTGACAACGTGGTCCTGCCCGAGTTCACCGAGCCGACAGAAGACGATGTCCGCGAGTTCGTGCGCGACCGCATGGAGAGTGAAGGCATCGAGCCGGACGGCATTGAAGTCATGTCTCCCGACGATATGGCGGACGCAGAGCTGCGAGGCTGGGTTGCCGAGAACTACGGCTGGCAGCGTTACATGAACGACCAGCGGCGACAGGTGGAGCGTGCCCGTGCCGGTATGGTGAAGCGCAAGCTGGGTGTGCGCCACAACACCGAGACGCTGACGCTCCCAGGCGGCAAGGGCTACGTCGAGCTGGTGTTGATCGACCCGACCATCGAGTCGTATGCCGAGTCGGACAACGTCCACTTCGGCGACATCACCCGTGGTCAGGCGCTGGGCTGGCTGCGGATGAACGTGCGCCAAGACATCAATGGCAACAGCGTTCTGTTCCTCGAGGAGCTTCAGTCGAAGCGCGGACAGGATGGCCGCAGCAAAGGCTTCGTCTCGAGCAAAGGCTTGCCCGACGGCTGGGAGGTTGCTCAGGACCAGAAGAACGGCTGGTACGTCGTGGACAACACCAAGACTCAGGTCGGCGTGTATGGCGAGACCAAGGAAGAGGCGATCAGCAATGCGATGGGCGCAGGCGTTCCCGATGCGCCGTTCACCAAGGACACGAAGTCATGGACCGCGCTTCTCCTGAAGCGTGCGATTGCCTACGCCCAACAGCAAGGCATCGACCGAGTGGCGTGGACCACGGGCGAGCAACAGAACGAGCGCTACGCCTTCCCTGGTGACGAGCTGGTCTACGTCAAGGAGAAGGGCAAAGACAACATCACGCTCACCGTGATGAAGAATGGTCGCACTGTTCGTGAGACGCAGGTCAAGCCAGACCAGCTCGCTGCATTCGTGGGCGATCAGGCCGCAGAGCGGATCAACTCCAACGAGGGCATGGAGCTGGACAATGAGGTCGAGACCTCCGGCATCCTGAAGGGTGACGACCTCAAGGTCATGGAGGCAAACCTCCAACCTTTCTACAACCAGACCGTTCCGTCTGTCGCCAAGGACATTCTCAAGAAGTTTGACGGCAAGGTGGAGGTCATGGACATCGAGGGCACCGGGCAACAACTGGGCTTCGTGCTAACCCCGAAGCTGCAACAGACTGTGGCCGAAGACGGCCTGCCCATGTTCCGCCGCAAGGACTACGAGTCGCAGTTCGATGACCTCGATCCGAAGACTCGCCAGATGGCGCTGGACAAAGGCTCGCCCACTCCGCCCACGATCAAGGAGCGGCTGGATGGCCTCAAGCCGAAGATGTGGCTGCGCGTGGTGCAGGGCACCTTCGACAAGTTCCGTTCGGTCAAGGACGTGGACCTGAAGTCCTACATGCAACTGCGTCTGTCGAACAGCCCGCAAGACGGCGCTGTGACTGGCCTACTGCACTACGGACAGGTCTTTAACGACGACGGTGCGCTCAACATCAAGAAGGGCACCAAGGGTCTTCTGGAAATCCTGAAGCCAGTGGGCGCGGAGACCGACCGATTCCTGATGTGGATCGCGGCCAACCGTGCCGACCAGCTCGCCAAGGAAGACCGCGAGCGCTTCTTCTCGAAGGAGGAGATCGCTGCACTGAAGCGCCTGAACGTGGGCAGCATGAAGGATGGCAAGTCCCGCGCTGCAATCTACGCCGAGGCGCTGCGCCAGATGAACGAGCTGAACCGATCTGTCCTGGATGTCTCGAAGAGCGCCGGGTTGATTGACGACGCTGCCTACAAGAAGTTCGCTGCCGACATTTGGTACGTGCCGTTCTATCGCCAGATGGATGACGACCGCACCCTGTCTGCCGCACAGACTTCTTCCGGCTCTGTCGGCCAGTACATGAGCAAGCGCCTTCGCGGCAGCGAGCGTCAGCTCAACGACCTGATGGAGAACGTGCTGCTGAACTGGTCGCACATCCTGTCGGCCTCGATGAAGAACCAAGCCGCCGTTGCCACCCTGAAGTCCGCAGTGGAGATGGGCGACGTTGTCACCAAGCTGAAGACCCAAGAGAAGGGCGCAGTCAAGGTGATGGAGGGCGGCAAGGAAGCCTTCTATCAGATCGACGACGAGTTCCTGTTGGCCTCGCTGGATGCAGTCGCGTCCATGCCGAGCTACGGCATGTTCACCAACATCGCCCGCGAGTTCAAGACGACGCTGACCCGCTTCATCTCACTTAGCCCCACGTTCAAGATCAACAACTTGATCCGCGACTCCATCCAGTCCATTGGTCTGACCGAGCTGGAGAAGAACCCCGTGTCCAACGTGTTGCAGGGTTACAAGGCGTACAAGGACGAGCGTGCCGAAGCCCTGGTCGGTGGTGGTCTGTTCGCAATGGGCAACGCCTTCGACGGCGACCAAGCTGCCAACGTGAAGCGACTGCTGAAGGCCGGTGTTCCCGCCGACCAAATCCTGACGACTCAGGACAAAGCGGTGGCGTACATGAAGGGTGCGTGGGACAAGTACGACGAGTTCAGCGATGCGCTCGAGAACTCCAACAGACTAGCCCTGTACCAGCAGCTCCGCGCGCGCGGTGCCTCGCACCTCGAGGCCTCCTACGCTGCACGCGACTTGCAGGACTTCTCGCTGCAAGGCAACTGGGCCGCTGTGCGCTACCTGTCGCAGATCGTGCCGTACTTCAACGCCCGACTCCAGGGCATGTACAAGCTGGGCCGCGACGGTCTCGACCCTGTGGTGCAGGTGCTGGGCGGTGACGCCGACGCATCGACCCGCCAGAAGGCCGCGAAGTTCAGCGCCGTGCTCGGTGCCGTGACTCTGTTCGGTGTCGGCCTGTACTTGGCCAACAAGGACGACGAGGAGTTCAAGAAGCTCGAGGAGTGGCAGAAGGATTCGTTCTTCTGGATTCGCCTGCCCGGAACAGACAAGGCTGTCCGCATCCCCAAGCCGTTCGAGATGGGCGCGTTCTCCACAATCATGGAGCGCCTGGTCGAGCAGATGGTGGACGACAAGGTCGAGGGCAAGGTGTTCGGTCAGCGCCTGAAGAACGTGCTGCTGGAGAACCTCGCCATGAACCCCATGCCGCAGGTGTTCAAGCCACTCTACGAGCTGGCCACCAACAAGGACGGGTTCACGGATCGGCCAATCGAGTCGATGGGCATGGAGCGTCTGTCCAAACAGAACCGGGTCAACTCCGGCACCTCGGCTGCTGCCGTGGGTCTGGGTAAGGTCAACGAGATGTTTGCGGACTTCGCCTCTGCTGCAACGGGCGGCGCGGTCAGTGCCGAGTCCGTCCAGCTCTCGCCGATCCAGATCGACTACCTCGTGCGCGGCTACCTTGGCTGGCTGGGTGCTTCGATCCTGACGGCGTCCAACGTGGCCGTGGCCCCGCTGAAGGCTGGCGAGTCCTCGCGCTTCGAGCGGATCGACGATCTGTTGGTGGTCGGCAACTACGTGAAGTCGCTGCCGCAGGGCCAGTCGAAGTACGTCACGAGCTTCTACGAGAACGCCAAGGTGTCAGCGATGGCAACGGCGGACTACCAGAACTTCATCAAGCTCGGCCAGTACGACAAGGCGAAGGAGCTGGCCGAAGAGAAGAAGAGCGCTCTGTCGCTGAACAAGCTCTACACCAAGATGGGCGACACGATGAGCGACATCTCGAAACAGATCAAGCTGGTCGAGGACGACGCCAAGATGCCCGGTGACGTGAAGCGTGCAGAGATCGAGAAGCTGCAACAGCTCAGGATCGAGTACGCGAAGCGAGTCGAGGAAGCCCGCATCGCACGCAAACAGAAGGAGTGACAGATGGCCTACACGAAGCCCGAGGTCCGGGAGCGGATCAAAAACAAGATCATGGCCGGGAACAAAGGGGGCGACCCCGGCGAGTGGTCTGCCCGCAAGGCGCAGCTCGTGGCCGCTGAGTACGAGAAGGCTGGCGGGGGCTACAAGGGCGGCAAGACCGAGTCCCAGAAGTCCCTGACCAAATGGACCGGGGAGAAGTGGAAGACCTCTGACGGCAAGCCGTCCGAAGGGAAGAAGCGCTACCTGCCAGAGAAGGCTTGGGACAAGCTGACGCCGTCCGAGAAAGCTGCCACGAACCGGGCCAAGTCCGAAGGGAACAAGGCGGGCAAGCAGTTCGTGAAGCAGCCGGAGTCAGTCGCCAAGAAGGCGGCGTCTGTCCGGCGAGGCTGATCTACCGGGGGCGGCGCTCGACCGCCGCATTCCTGTAGACGTGCTTCATCGACTGGTCTAGCTCGATGCGGGTGCAGTTGTCCTGCATCTCATCCGTCAGGGTGAGGCCCAGGCCAATCTGTTTGAACTCCTCCCCGCTGGTGCCCCACTTGCCCAGGCGGGTGTGGCGATCCCAGACCGAGCGCAGGGCGAGCAAGGCCTCGTCCATCGCCGTCTTCTCCTCCTGCCCCTCGAAGTGGGTGTAGGCCAGCGTGTTGCCGAGGTTGAGGCGGGAGGCGAGGGCGTGCCAGTCAGGCTCGACGGCGGTGCCATCCCGGAACTTCTCGAGGAGCTGGTGAGGGATGAGCTTGAGCTTCAGCTCGTTCTCCGGCCCGAACCGAAAGTGCATGGGCACAGTCGGGACATAGCGGGGGGTGTACTTCTTCGCGGGTTTCTTGTTCTTGGCCATAAATGCAACTCTGTAACAACTGCGTGGTAGCAGTAATGGTGTAACCACAATGGCAGGGGAGGGCAGGAAACCGCAGGGAAACGCCTGTATTTGAGGTGCTACCAGACTGGGCAGGCCGTAGCGCAAGTAGCTGATTTCTCAGCGGAATTTCTCAAATGCAGGCGGTTCAAAGTCGGTCTCGAAATCAGGCGATGGGGCAACCCATCCGTGGGTTCGAATCCCACCCTCTCCGCCAATCAAATCAACGACTTAACCTACCAATCGCAGCCCCTCCGACGGGGCTGTTTTTTCGTCCGGGTGCAGTGAATGTGTCACCCCGCCCAGCGCACCCGCCAGCTTGCCGTCGATGAGCTGCGCGTAGGGCAACAGCGCCTCGGCCTGGTGGTGCGCGTACCGCCTCACCATCTTCGCCGTCTTCCACGACCCCATCGCCATCAGCACCCCATCGGACGCCCCGGCCTGCGCCATCATCGAGGCCCAGGTGTGCCGCAGATCGTGCTGCCTCGTGCCCGCAGGCAACCCCGCCCGCTCGCACGCCGCCCGCCACGTCTGTTGCCCACCCTTGCCGATCCGCTTGCCCTTGTACGTGAACACGTACTCGAGGTTCCTGCCGATCTGCCCCTTGATCGCCTCGACCGCCACGTCGTTCAGCGCGATGCCATGCTCCTCGCCGTTCTTCATGACCGTGCCCGAGAACACCACCACCCGCCGCGCCAAGTCGATCTGGTCCCAGCGCAACCCCTTCACGTTGCCCATGCGCTGCCCCGTGGACAACGCGAACGACACGATGGGACGCCAGTGCTCGGGCAACTCCTGCATCAGCCGGGTGATCTGTTCGGGCCGCAGCCAGTTGTTGCGACCCTTTGGCTCCTCCTCCATGAAGAACTCCGGGAGCTGGCTGCGATCCAGCCACTGGTACTTGATCGTCACCAGCCGCAAGCACCCGCGCAGCGCCGCAAGGTAGCGGTTCATCGTCGCCTTGGAGCAACCGTCCTCGGTCGCCTTCAGCTCGATGGTCGTCACGATCCGGTCCTGCGTGATCTCGTGCAGGTACGTCTTGTCGCCCAGCTTCTTCAACCACCACCCGAGCTGATGCTCGTACTCGCCGTGGGTGCGCTTGCCTTCCTTGGCGGCGAGGAACTTCTCGATTGCCTCGGAGAACAGACGCCGGGGCTTGACCCCCAACTTCTTTTGCTCGAAGACCTCGTTCTTCTTCCGGTCGAGCACTGCCTGCGCGAGCTGCTTGTTCTCGGTCCCAGTGCTTTCGCGCTGAATCTTCCCGAACGCATCTGCGTAACTCATGTGCCAGACCTTGGAGTCCCGGTCTTTCCTACGATAGAGAGCCATGTCAGTGTCCTTTCATGAACGATTACTGATCGACGGCGCTCTCGGCTTGCCCAGCCGCGCTGCGAGTCTGCCGCTCGCGGACCCACTCGTCAATGTCCTCGCGGTACGCCCTCCAGCGTCCGCCCTCGTCGTAGCGGAAGGCGGGAATCTTCTTCGACACCGCCCAGCGTCGAGCGGTTTCGTGGTCGATGCCGAGCATCGTGGCCACCTCGCCCAGTGAAATGATTGTCTTGCTTGTCATCTGTTACCCAGTCACAAATTTGAACCCCAGGTAGCCGAAGCCGAAAGCGACTCCGACCGCCCACCAGAGGATGGCGAACAGACCAATGAGCGCGACCAGACTGGCCGCGACCTTGGCTGCGTTCATGATCGCGTCGATCACGCTGCCTGCTCTGTCTGTTGGTCTTCGGCGAACACGTCCTTGGTGTCCTGATCGTTGGCCGCTGCCTCAACGGTGATGCCCTTGGTCAGCGCCTCGACCAGCTCGTCCTGATTGGCGACCTTGACGTTGATGATGCTGCGAGCCACATGGCTCAGGGCTTGCGAGCGATGGGCTGCGCGGACCAGACGGATGGACTGGCCGTGGCCGACGATGTAGATGCGTTGCTGTTTCATGGTGCTGTCTTTCTTAAACAAAGTCTTTGAGGTTTGGGGCAACCCAGCCTGCGGGCTTGCCGATCTTTCCGCCTTCGAGGATGACGGGCTTGCCATCCACCAGCTTGGCGTCGTTGCTGTCGAGGACCGCCTTGTCGGCTGCGTCCTTGTCGAAGTCCGCGAGATAGGCGATGCCATCCCCCGTGACCTGAATGTCGCATCGAGCATCGAGCGCCGCCTCCCGCTTGTCAGCGGGGATGCGAGCGATCAGGTCTTTGCGTTTGAGCTTGGAGGCGAACCACTCGAGGTCATCACAGGTTCTGTTGATGAGCTTCTGGTAGCCCTCCTTCTCCACGTCGAGCGTGCGAAGGAACTCGCAATACTCTTCGATGTCGCAGCCGATCTGGACCGACAGATTGTCAACAGTCTGGCCCTTGCCGCAGGCGTGCAACCAGGCGGCGGTGCGTTGGAAGTTGGTCGTCATCAGTCTGTTCCTCCGGCGCGGATCGCACCCAGCTCTGGGTCCAGCTCGTTGATGATGTCCAGCTCGCCATCGAAGTGGAACCCGGAGGCGCGAAGAAATCTCTCCATCACCTCGAGCACCTCCGGCAGCGAACCCATGTCGGCGGAGACGACGACGGACTCGCGGCCAGTGAGGGCCGTGAGCGTCATCCTGTTGGGCGACACGTCTTGCATCACTGCACCTGCGTTCCGGCTGGAGCCTCTTCGGCGGCAGTCATCTCGGGCTGATCCTGCAACTGCGAGACGGCTTGCTGACGAATCGAGATGAACAGATCGGCCACCTGATTGAAGGGCAGGGTGCCGAGCGCCTGGAGCACGGTCTCAACGCCTTGCGCTGTGACTTCGATGTTGACGATTTGGTTTGGGTTGGGTTGGATCATGGTGTTTCCTTGGTTCAGTTAAATCCCCAGCGGCAACGCATCGCGGTGCTTGGCGTAGGTTTGGATGATGTCCACCACCTGCTTGCCGTGACGGCGGGCGTGTTGCACGAACATCTTCGGGATGCCGTACTGGGCGGCGAGCTGCTTGTTCTCTGCGGTGATGCGCTCACGCATGGCGGCGCGAAGTTGAATGCGTGTCATGCGTTGTCCTTAAAACGGGATGTCGTCATCCATGTCGTCGAAGCCACCCGTTGCTGCGGGCTTGGCTGCGGGTGCGCGGCGCTCGGGTTCGCGGCGTGCGGCGGGACGCTCTGCACGCTCACCACTGCCTTGAGGTTTGCCACCGACCAGCTCAATCTCGCCGATGGTGCCGGTCAGCTTGAAGCCGCTGCCACCATCACGCTTCTCGAAGGTCTCGATGTGCGCGTCGTTGATGACGGCGTACACCTGTTGGCCTTTGACGAGGTACTGCTCGAGCGCCTCGGCACGCTTGCCCCACAGGGTTGCGTCGAGCCACTGAGTCGGCTTGTTGCCGTCAGCACCCTTGCGGCCATAGTTGTAGGCCAGGGCCAGATTGATAACAGAGTCGCGGTCTGTTTGGCGAAGCTCGGCGTCTTTGCCGATGCGGAAAACTCCAACGAGTTGGGTCATGTCAGTTCCTTAAAGTTCAATGATTTTTTCGGAGATCACCAGATGCGCGGTCTCCAGCGGGGACGGTTTCTTTGAACGTGGAGGTTCCACCTGCGCCACCACGTACATCCAAAATTCAGCGAGGCGCACATGCAGCCATCGCCAGTAGTCATCCGATCTCACGATGCGGCGAACGCTCATGCGCTCGGGCGTCCACACGATGAAGTCGCACCAGTCGCGGTCAGTGACTTCGAGAAGACCCTGCACCTGCGCCATGTAGTAGATCGGCATCTCGGGATAGAGCACGCCGGAGTAAGGGCACTTGATCTCGCCCATGCCTCTCGTGTCGATCAACAGATCAGGCGATCCGCCGAGCCAGTCGTATTCCCGGTGAGGCATGAAGCCGACCAACTCGATGTTGGTGTCCAAGCCCGCACAGGTTCGGTTGTACGCAGCCAGGGCGTTCGGTTCGTTGGCCGTGCCGTAGTCTGTTGCCTCGTTGCCCTCGAAGACCTCGAGGCCAAACTGCCGACGCCATGCCTGTTGACGGGAGCCGGGGCCAAGGCCCGCTGCCTGTCCGAACATCGACGCAGTCAGCTTGCCTTCACGCGCCTTGAACCACGCCTCGGTGCCTTGCAGCTCATTGCGCTGCATCGCCAGCTTCCTGTGCGGCAGACAACTGCTTCTTCAATGCGAGCGCCAGCTCTTTGGTCACGGCGCGGGTCTGGTCATCGAAGGCGTTGAATGTGTCGCGCAGTTGCTCGACGGTCTCGCAGTTGGCGATGGCGTCCTTGGCGGCTTTGATCTGTGCTTCTGTCAGCTTGGGAATGGGCGGAGCCTTCTCTTCCTTCTCGACCTCGGCAGGCACATCCTCACCGGCATAGATGTAGAGGCCGATGCCGTGCAACGCGATGGCCTTGGCCAAGCAGCGCTGCATCGCGGTGTTGAGCTGGAAGGAGTCGGGGTTGGTGATCGCCTTGTTGCGGTTGTCCATCACCGGCAACTGCGCGGTGCGGCACACGCCGAAGGCATTGACGGTGCAGAACACCATTGCGGTGCCGCCGACTCGGACGTAGGGGACTTCGACCAGAACGGGGTTCTCGGCAGGGCCAACGAGTTCTTGGCCGAAGCGGTAGTCCCACGTTGCGCTGGGGTCCGCCATCAGGAGCTGGTCAACGGCGTAGGCCCAGCTCAGGTAGCTCAGACCGTTCTTCTTTTCGATCTGTGCCCCCACGTCGATGGTGCGAAGGGTGGAGAAATTGACAAGGGCGTTTGCTCCCTCGCCGCCTGCGGCTTGTGTCATGTGGTGTCCTTGTACCGAC